TTCTTGGATCATAATTTATTATAGCTTCCACATCTTTGGCAATAATCTGCTTGACATCTTCCGTGAAATTTTCAAACAGCATGTCCCAGATTACTGTGCCAAAGTCTGGATTTTCTAGTTTTTCTCCTTTACGGATATAAAAATGATTGATCAAATCTTGTTTTACAAGATCAATATCATAGAGCCTGTAATTCTTTGCGCTCTGTTGACTGCTGAAACCTTTGTACAAGAATACCCCTTGGCTTTCTGTTGTGACTGCTGTGGTATTGGCCACAGCTTTTTGATTATATAGTTTTACCATCTTTATGCGTCCCTATCTGTATTATCAGGAGTCAGTTGTGCAGGTGCTAGGTGTTCATGCAGCGCCCACGGTTCATGCATGGGTATGCGTTTCATAAAGCTCTTTACAATGCCTGATTGATATCGCTTGTCCCAACCTGCTGTGGTGCTGGTGGCTGGGTTATCTCGAAGATCATACGGTCTCACAAAGTCTGCGGTCACCGCAGTTTCTGCATTGTTAGGGCCGTTGAAATTGATTTTTGTACCATTCATTTTTAATTCTGATGTGGAACCTACACTGATATCACCGGTAGCAGATATTTTAAGTTCTGTGTTGGTAGCTATATCCATATCATTGTTGGCTGAAATCTTGAGTTTAGCACCTACTAATACATCGTGGTTAGCTCCTACTGTGAGCTTGGCATCGTTGTTGATCAAGAACTCCATGTCTGTGGCAATCTCTGCGTGCCATTTACCTGACTCTGTTCGGAAATTCATGTTACGACCTGCTTCAAAATTAATGTCTCTGTCAGCACGTATGTTGAGATCATTGCCGGTATGTATGCTCACACTGTCTTGGGCATAGATATCTATCTTGCCATTGCTGGTAAGTTCTATCCAAGTAGTACCCCTAGCATTACCTATATAAATCAAATCTTCGCTATTATGTAACAGTATTTGATGGCCAGTCCTAGTGCGCACTCTAAAATATTCATTGTAGGGCACTGTGGGTTCACTCTGTGAAATTCTTTTTTGAACTTCTGGATCTAATAGATCAACATATTTTACAGGGCCCTCGGCAGCTGTTTTTTCTCGGTGGAATCGATCATCGCCATCATCCATGACCAACTGAGTGCCACCTAGTCTACTGACAGGCAATGGAGCAGACTTGCTGTCTTTTTTTCCTATCACTGCTTTTTTAGCATTAGTTCTGCGATCTACTGGCCCGGGTGTTGAAATACCAAACACCATGCCGGGCAATTCTCTTCTAGGTGATGACGAACTTGTTCCACGAACATCATCTTCTAAGAGCCCTTGTTCTAAGAATCTGTCAGCGATAGGATGCACGACTCGAGGAAACTTTTCTGGATTTACTTCGGGCTTTTCACCTATAATGCGTTTGTTTACTTCTGCTACAGGCAACGGCAGTTTAGTGTTTCCATATCTAGTTTTGTCAGTGGCGTCTAGAGAATTAATCTTAGATCCTGCTATCGCAGGGACCATGTTGTTGATATTACGACCAGGAACACAGGCAAACCAATAGCCCTGGCTAGGATCGCCATCTACGAACAACACCAGCACATTTACTCCGACATCAGGCGGAACAAACCACATGCCATAGCTTTTTTGTGTGTCATTGAATCCCTCGATGGTAGAGTTTGTACCATCATTTTTACCCATATACTCAAAACCCGTGTACCCAAAGAAAGGAGGAGCGTATTTGACTATGTGTAATTGACTGTCATCACCGGGGTCATTGGCTTGATCTTTTAACAGAGTTACTTCCAACGATCCCATAAATGTAGGATCAAGGTGACTGATCACTCTCGCAAGATATACACCCTGTGTAAGGACACCTGATTTTCCTTCACCTTCTGCTGATGGTCTACCTAATTCTGACATTTGTTATCCTTGTCCTAGATCTCTGTAATATCTAAAACCCACTCTAGTCGGTGCTTGATTAGAAGTTGTTCTAGTTGTGGGCGTGCCGTTGTTATTTGCAGCAGGTGTGGTACCGTTGTTTACTAATTGTGTTGCTGGTGCTGTATCACCTATAGGGCTGGTTTTTGGGGCTTCCTGCTCTTGGATCTCAATAGCTTGTGCGTCCACCGGAGTCACAGTGCCTGTGTTATCTTCTTCAGTGACTTCGGGGCCTTGGGGACCTGGCATTCTTAGGCATTTGAGTTTTTGTTTCCATTGCCCATCTGTAAAGGTATTTTCACAGGCCACGACTCTGTATATACCGCCGAAGGGACTCTCTTTTCCTTCTTTTGAAAAATCATATAACCCTGTGGTTTCATTGATATCCACTGGTGTCTTAAATGTTAGATAGATATAGACATTACCACTTTCATAATTCATAGTACCGTCGTTGGTAATTTGACTGGTGGGAGATGGGGCGTCTGCAAAATAGTTGGCTATTCCGCTGTCTACCAGCCAATAGGGATCTCCCATTATTTCTAAATTAACAGAAATTAGATCGGCGCTGTTACCGCTGAGGAACGCCTGTTGCATGGTTTCTGCCACATTTTGTTCTACTGACTTAGTCCCCGAACCTCCTTTATATCCCTTCAACAATCTAGGATCTCGTTTTGGCCTAGCTCTACCTAGTTGTGCTGCCTGAGAAGCAGGTGCTTTACCTTGACCTGTACCTGTAGTTGGATTACGAGTTTCTGCAGATGTTTGATCATTGTTGCTGGTCTTTGATGCCTCGTTTTCCGGTGCGGGGTTGGCTCCTGTGAAAAATAAGTTATTGATATCAATATCAAATCTCATTACATCAACGTTCTGACCTGTATAGATATATTGGTATTCTTTGACTACTTGTTTCATTAGTTCATGGTATCCCACAGGAGCTGCACTGGCATTAGAGAATATTGATTGATGGATAAAATATGGTACCACACGATATGTTATTTTTTTAGCAAAGTCGCCTATCAAAGCATCATATTTTAAAAGTTCAATCTGTGCATCTAATTTGAACCATTTGATAAATCCTTCTGGAGTGACTTTATCATTGATAGCACTGTAGGCATACTTAGAACTTAGAACGACCTGATTAATAATAGCAGTCAATGATTGTCCTTGTCCGAACTGAAATGCCCGAAGCTTGGGATCTATGGTCATTCCTTCTCGCTTGACTAGACCTGTTCTTTCATCAATGGTGTCGCCGGCACGTTTAAAGATATTTGCTCCACCTTTGAGTTGATCAAATCCTAGATCTGAAATACCTATTTCATTCATTGGCAGCAGGGCTTGAGGTATAATTTTTGTCGCTCCTCCGATAACGATAGCCGGCGGAGTTGCATTAGGATCAACTGTGGCTGATTTTCTTTGTTCCTTGTTACCTCCGGAAGAATACCAGTCACTGCTGGATCGTGGAAACTGTATGACATACACATCGGTTTCTGTGATCTTTTTTTCGGCTTTTAGTTTTTGTTCGTTTCTGTTTAAAACTGCTGTAAGACCGTCTGCACTGGTTTGCAACACTTCTGCTACTACTCCTAGGCTTTTGGCATCGCCCGCGATTTTTAAATCGTTGTATGTTACATTTATGGCATCCGAAAATGCTTGATGATTATACGGAATGCCTTCTACTTTATAGTTGGAACCAGCTTCAGTTACTGTGAATTTCATCGACACTAACTTCAACACAAAAAACTTGGGTTTGATTGAACTTATAGCAACTCCCAGCTCATCAAATCCCTGTATATCCATTCTCAGCACATAAGGACAGTTATCTAGATAACTGAGATATCCCGCATTTATGGCAGCGACCTGCATGCTCTGCAACAACAGGCCCATAGACTGTGGTTCTACTATATCAAAACTAAATTTAATAGCATTACTGTTACCGGTCTTTTCGTTGGCACCAATTATGCTGTTCATAACAAAATTGTTTACGAAATATTCCGGAGCTCCAAATATAGTGTTAACTCGTTGATTATCAAATCTGCCGCCAGAGCTAAACACAACATTTTGTAATTCCTGTGGACTGTTTCTATATGATTCAGGATTGTTAAATTGCTC